TATTCAAACTATATGACTGTCAGCGTAACAAGATTAATGTCATCCACAATAACCGCCGTGTTATTCTTATGGAAGGTCGTCAGCAAGGTAAGACGACTTCTTCTGCAGCGTACATCCTCTGGTACACTCTATTCCAATCAAACAAACAAGTTGCTATCTTAGCGAACAAGGCATCTGCTGCACGTGAAGTTTTGGATCGTTATCAAACGATGTATGAGTCTCTACCTAAGTGGATGCAACAAGGTGTCACTACTTGGAACAAGGGTGACATTGAACTAGAAAACGGTTCTAAGGTATTCACTGCTGCGACTGGTAAGTCTGGTATTCGTGGTAAGTCTGTTAACATGTTGTATGTTGACGAAGCTGCGATTATTCCAAACAACGTGGCTGAGGAATTCTTCACATCTGTTTACCCTACAATTTCAGCTGGTCAGACTACTAAGATTCTGTTGTCTTCAACTCCACTAGGTTACAATCATTTCTGGAAGTTCTGGACTGACGCTGAGAAGGGTCGTAACGGATTCGTACCACTATTCATTCCATACTGGGAAATTCCAGGTCGTGATGAAGCATGGGCTCTCGAACAGAAAGCCATGTTGGGTGAACTCAAATACAACCAAGAGGTTCTGTGTAATTTCTTGGGTTCTAGCTTAACGCTGATCAACTCAGATGTTATCGCTAAGATGTCAGTTGACGATATCCTTTACCAGAAAGAAGGTTTGGACGTTTACGTTCGCCCACAAGCTGGACATACTTATTGTATGGTGGCGGATATTGCAAAGGGTGTTGGTGGAGACTACTCGGCATTCCAGATGATCGACATCACTGAAGTGCCGTATCGTATCGTGGCTAAGTATAGAAACAATGAAATAAGTCCCCTACTTTACCCGAACATTATCTTCAAAGTCGGTAAAGAGTACAACGAAGCCTTCGTTCTTCTAGAGATTAACGTCTCTGAGCAGGTGGCTCATATCTTGTATCAAGAATTAGAATATGAAAACCTTCTATTCGTAACTCGCCATGCACTAGGACAAACAGTCTCTGGTGGTTTCGGTGGCGGTAAGACTCAATTAGGTGTCAACACTGATAAGAAGATTAAGCGAATTGGGTGTCATAACTTTAAGGCACTCGTTGAAGAAAACAAACTGATTGTCAATGACGCAGATACGATCTCCGAGATCTCGACTTTCATCGAGAAAAAAGGATCTTATGAAGCCGATGAAGGCTATCACGATGACTTGGTTATGCCTTTGGTTTTGTTCGGTTGGCTCACAACTAACTCTTACTTCAAAGAACTAAATAACATTAACTTGCGTGAACTAATGTATAAGAAGCAAATTAAGGCGATTGAAGAAGAACTCACGCCATTCGGTTTCTACGACGATGGAGGTCCAGAAGCTGATCCTCTGGACTTTTGAGAAAACCTGCAAAAGCTAAATAAAATGTAGACATGAAATTTGTCTAAAAGTAAACTTATTAACAAGGAGAACAACAATGCCGTTTCAATTATCTCCAGGCGTTGCAGTCGTAGAAAAAGACTTTACCTCTATCATTCCAGCCGTTGCTACTTCTGTAGGTGCGTTTGCTGGTATGTTTGAATGGGGTCCAGTAGAAGAACCAATCACAATTTCGTCTGAAGATGAGTTGGTACGTCGTTTTGGCTATCCACAAAACAACAACTTTGAGTCTTTCTATACAGCTGCCAACTTCCTATCTTACTCTAACAATCTATTGGTCGTTCGCGAAAAGACTTCTTCAATGAAGAACGCTGTTGGTACTCCAACTGGTTCTATCAATGCGTCTTCTGTCGTAATGACTAACCAAGGCTCTGGATACAATTCTATCATTGCACCTCCTACTGTAACTTTCGACATCGCTTATGGTGAGTTGGAAGAAGGTGGTGTTATGCCTGTTGCTAAGGCTATCCTTTCTGGTGGTGGTATTACTGGCTACACAGTAACTAGCGCAGGTTCTGGCTACACTAACGCACCAACTGTAGTTATCACTCCAGCTGCTGGTGACACTGGTACTGGTGCCACTGCTCAAGCTATCCTTTCTGGCGCTCCACTAACAGGTATTACTGTTTCTAGTGGCGGTACTGGTTATACATCTCCATCTATCCAAATCGTTGGTGGCGGTGGTACTGGTGCTACTGCTCACGCAGTTGTACAAGGTGGTGTTATCACTTCTGTTGTTATCGACAGCGCAGGTTCTGGATATACATCTTCTCCAACAGTTAACGTGACTGATAACTCTGGTACTGGCGCTTCTTTCGGTGCTGCTATTGGTACATCTACTATCGTTTCTGTTGTTCCAGTTAACCAAGGTTCTGGTTACAAGAAAACTCCTACTGTTACATTGACTGGCTCTGCCCAAGTCCCAGCTGTTGTTGGTTCTGTAACTGTTGGTTCTTCTCGCATCATCGGTCTTGATTTCACTTCTCAAGGTTGCACAGTAGGTAGCGGTTTGTCTGTTGCCCCAACTGTAGTTATCGCTGCGCCTCCATCTGGAAACACTGCTAGCGCTACTGTTGAAGTTACAACTACTGGTGTTGCTATCTACAACTCTCAATACTACTCTGCACAGTTCTTGAACGGTGGTGGTATCTTTGGTGAGTGGTCTGCAAAATATCCAGGTCGTCTAGGTAACACTCTAAAAGTTTCTATGGCTGATGCTGATACATTCGATGCTTGGACATACAAGAACGAATTCGACGCAGCACCTGGAACTTCTGATCAAGCTGCTCGCGTTGGTGGTTCTAATGACGAACTACACATCATCGTTATCGACGAAGATGGTTTGATCTCTGGTCAGAAGGATTACATCCTAGAAAAGTATGCGTTCGTTTCTAAAGCATCTGATGCTAAGAAGCAAGACGGTACTAACAACTACTACAAAGACGTTATCAACTCTCGTTCTGAGTACATCTGGTGGATGGATCACACAGACATGTTGGATCGTGTACTAGACCAAAACGGTGTACCTACACTACCAACTAACTGGGGTCAGGCAATGGCTGGCAAGGCATTCATGTCTATGTCTGCTCCTTTGACACAATCACTAGCTGGTGGTGTTGATGAGTCTGAATCTACAGACGCTAACCGTATTGCTGCATACGACTTGTTCTCTAACACAACTCTGTATGATGTTAACTTGATCATGGCTGGTAAGGCAAACGCTGTTGTTGCTCAGCACTTGATCGAAAACATTGCAGAATTCCGTAAGGACTGTATCGTATTCATCTCTCCAGAAGACACACAAACTGGTGAAGTTATCATCGGTGATGGTTCTGAAGCTGTAACTAAGTTGATCGCATACCGCGACGAACTACCAAGTTCTTCTTATGCTGTTCTTGACTCTGGCTTCAAGTACCAATACGATCGTTACAATGACGTGTACCGTTGGGTTCCATTGAACGGCGACATCGCTGGTCTATGTGCTCGTACTGACTACACTAACGATCCATGGTGGTCTCCAGGTGGTATGAACCGTGGTCAAGTTAAGTCTGTTGTTCGTTTGTCTTGCAATCCAAACCAAACTAACCGCGACAACTTGTACAAGAATGCTATCAACCCAGTTGTTACATTCCCAGGTCAAGGTACTGTTCTGTTCGGTGACAAGACATTGTTGAGCAAGCCATCTGCGTTTGACCGTATCAACGTCCGTCGTTTGTTCATCGTTCTAGAAAAATCTATCGCTACTGCTGCTAAGTATCAGTTGTTCGAATTCAACGACAGCTTCACTCGTGCGCAGTTCAAGAACCTAGTTGAGCCGTTCCTACGCGACGTACAAGGTCGCCGTGGTGTTACCGAGTTCTTGATCAAGTGTGATGAGTCTAACAACACTGGTGAAGTTATTGATCGTAACGAATTCGTTGCTGACATTTTCGTCAAGCCAACTCGTTCTATCAACTACATCACATTGAACTTCGTTGCGACTCGTTCTGGTATTAACTTCTCTGAAGTTGGTGCCTAATAGAAAGGGGAGGTAAAAACCTCCCCGTCTACAACGAATAAATAAAGATAAGAACAAGGAGAATTAAATGGCAAATATTGCTGACTTCAAAGCACAGATGATTGGTGGCGGTTCACGCCCTAACCAATTCCGTGTTGAGATGACATTCCCATCATTCGTTACACTTGGTGTTATCGCTGGTCAACGTGCACAGTTCTTGTGCCGTGCTGCGTCTCTACCTGCTTCCACAATTGAAACTATTTCAATCCCTTACCGTGGTCGCCCTGTTAACTTTGCTGGTGAGCGTTCATTCCAACCATGGACTGTTTCCATCTATAACGATACGACTTTCAACATTCGTAACGCTCTAGAACAATGGCAATCTGGTATCCAACAATACAACACAACTCTTGGTCGTACTAACCCTACTGACTATCAGGTTGACTTGTCTGTTCACCAGCTTGACCGTAACGGTGCTACAATTAAATCATACAAGTTTACTGACGCATTCCCGACTAACATCGGCGCGATCACTCTTGACTACGAACAACAAAACGCGATTGAACAGTTCGACGTTGAATTCGTCTACAACTTCTTCACTTCTGATACTGGCGCTGCTGCTGGCTTCGGTGTTAGCGTTGGTATCAATACTCCAATTGGTACTTTCCCAGTTTAATCTGGATTTTAGAAGGATTATATAATGCAGCTTTTTGGCTTTGAAATCAAGCGTAAAAAAGATGAACCGCAGTTGGTGTCCGTTGTGCCACCTTCTGCGGCTGATGGCTCGACCATAATTAACACTGGCGTAAATGCTGGTGGGTATTATGGTCTTGTTGTCGACCTCGACACAGTTGTTAAAAACGAGAACGACCTAATCCGTCGTTATCGTGAGGTTTCACAGTACAGCGATTGCGATGGTGCCATTGAGGACATCGTCAATGAAGCAATTGTTGCTCATGAAGAACAACGACCAGTTGAAATTGTTTTGGACGACCTAAAGGTTTCCGATTCAATTAAGACTAAAATTCGTGATGAGTTTGATGAAGTGCTTCGCCTGTTAAAATTCGGCGAACGTGCTCACGAAATTTTCAGAACTTGGTACATTGACGGACGTTTGTACTACCAAATTCTAATCGACGAGAAAAATGTCAAACAAGGTATCGTAGAATTACGTTACATTGACCCTCGTAAGATCCGCAAGATCAAAAATATCAAGAAAGAAAAGACTCCAGCAGGAGTTGAAGTCATCAAGACTATCGAAGAGTTCTACCTGTATAACGACAAAGGTATTACTGAGCAGTCTACACAAGGTGTCAAACTTTCACTTGATTCAGTTCTATATGCCCCATCTGGTTACATTGACCAGAACACTGGCATGGCAATGTCTTATCTACATAAGGCAATCAAACCCGTTAACCAACTAAAGATGATTGAAGATGCTGTAGTTATCTACCGTATCTCACGCGCACCTGAACGTCGTATTTTCTACGTTGATGTTGGTAACTTGCCTAAATTAAAGGCAGAGCAATATGTCTCTGACATCATGAACAAGTTCCGTAACAAGATTGTTTATGATGCTACCACTGGTGAGACTCGTGACGATCGTCGCCACTTGTCCATGATGGAAGACTTCTGGATGCCACGCCGCGAAGGTGGTAAGGGTACAGAAATCACTACACTTCCAGGTGGTCAAAACTTGGGCGAGATTCAAGACATTGAATACTTCCAGAACAAACTATATCACGCATTGAATGTTCCTGTTAGCCGTATGCAACAGCAACAAGGTTTCTCTATTGGTCGTTCCAATGAGATTAGCCGTGATGAAGTTAAGTTCAACAAGTTCATCGTTCGACTACGTAAAAAGTTTGCAGTACTATTCTTGGAATCACTGAAGGTTCAGTTGGTTGCTAAGAATGTTATCAAACTAGAAGAGTGGGAAGACTTACGTCAATTCATTCGTTTCGATTACCTAGAAGACAACCACTATTCAGAATTGAAGGATGCTGAGTTATTGACTCAACGCCTACAACTGTTGCAATTAGCTGAACCTTACATCGGTAAGTTCTACTCTCTTGACTGGATCAAGAAGAACGTATTGATGCAAACTCAAGATGATATCGAATCAATCACTAAACAGATTAACAAAGAGTCTGAAGATTATATCGGTCATGCTGAGCACCAAGGTACTATGGCTGGTGCAACACAAGCTGCTCAACAAAACTATCTGCAAGCTAATGCTCCAGATGCTTTGGAACAAGGTTCTCAAGAAGTGCCTAACAATGCAGCGCCAAAACAAAATCAAAAGTAAGGAGTTATTATGTCTGAAGTTGCTACAAATTTAATCAACGCTATTCGTTCTGGCAATGCCACTGATATCGAAGCAGCGTTCAATGCAGGTATTGCCGAGAAGATCTCTACTAAGTTAGATGACATGCGCACTACTGTTGCACAGAATATGTTC